CTTGGGTACAATTACATTAAGGGATAGACAATGGCTATTGATACAATTAAATCTAGTGCAGTACTTGACGGTGCGATTGCAACTGCTGATATTGCAGATGATGCTGTAACTAGTGCAAAACTAGATACTAATATTGCAATTGATGGTAAACTTGGGATTGGTGACTCAACAGTATTAGGTAATAAGGTACATATTCGCACTGGTGGAAGTGCAACAAGTGTAAATGCTTCAGCAGGACTAGTGTTAGAAGATGACGATAGTACTCGTTGTGATTTACAGTTTATGGGGCCTGATGGTGCATTTCATTCTATTTTATTTGGAGATGTTTCAGATGATGACATAGGAAAAATTTCATATAGTCATAGTGGAAACAACATGAGATTTAATGTTAATACAGCAGAAAGAATGAGACTTACTGCTGATGGTCTTACATTTAATGGTGATACTGCAGCTGCAAACGCCCTTGACGATTATGAAGAAGGCACTTGGACACCAACGCTTGTTGATGCGTCTAATAACGCAGCAGCAGTAAATTCTGGAAGTACTGGTGGTACATATACCAAAATAGGAAGAATGGTAGCTATAACTGGGAGATGTACAACAACGTCAGTTTCTGGATTATCTAGTATTGTTTATGTAAAAAACTTACCCTTTACATCTTTAAGTGGACAAGCAGGTTATGCAACATTAGCAGTTGGTCAGGCATTTAATTTAAACATTTCAGCAGGTCAAAGTGTTGAATTAAGTATAAGTCCAAATGACACTAAAGCACAAGTACGACTTAATGACCATGGTTCAGGAAACACACATATGTCTCCTAGTGAGTGGTCAGATGATGGTTACGTTATGTTTTCTGGAGTATATGTAACAGCGTAAGAGTGCATATAATAAATAGGATTATAGAAAAATGTCTAAACAGGCTAGTATAGACGTACTTGATAATGTATTAGGAATTACTGATGTTGTGGAAACAACAACATCTCAAGTAACTTTACCACAAGTAAAGAAACCAGATGATGAATCAGATAATGATTATAAATATCAGAGGGAAAACTTTTATCGTCTGGTAGAACGAGGACAAGATGCAATAGATGGTATTCTTGAACTTGCAAAGGAAAGTGAACACCCACGGACTTATGAAGTCGCTGGACAATTAATTAAGAATGTTGCAGATGTTACAGAAAAGTTAGGTGAGTTACAACTTAAAATGCAGAAATTGAAAGAAGTACCAAGTAACGCACCAAAAAATGTTACAAACGCATTATTCGTAGGTTCTACTTCAGAACTACAAAAGATGTTAAAAGGAAAATAAAATGAGTACACTTACAACTTTAGGAAATGCTGCAATACAAGGTGCAAGTACAACTCTTGCAAATTCAGATGTAAATAAAGCTGCTGATGGGGATACGCTTATCGTTTTTGATACTTCTGCATCTGCATTAAAAAGAGTGAGTGCATCTGGTTTAGGTGGTGGTAAGTTTCTTGGAGAGGGTTCTGGTGGTGCTGGAGATATTATTCGTGTCCATGAAAACGAACTAAACACAAGTGTAACTATTGATGCAAATAACAATGGATTAGCAGCAGGGCCGTTAACGATTGCGAGTGGAGTAACACTTACAATCAGCGGTGAACTTTCGGTGGTATAAGATATGAGTAAAATTACAGTAACAACAATAGCAGGACAAACATCTGGTTCAGATGCAAACAAAGTCAAGATTGAGTCTGGTGATACTCTTGAAGTAGTATCAAACGCAACTGTCGGTGGAACGCTTGGTGTAGGAGAAACTACTCCATTAGGAAAATTGCATATTAAGTCTGGAGATAGTGCAGTTTCATCTGTAAATGCTAATGCTAATGAATTAGTTGTAGAAAATTCAGATTATACAGGCATCTCAATACTTGGTGAAAATGAATCAAATATTATGTTCGGTGATAATGAAGACCCAGATGTAGGTAGAATCGAGTATCATCATAGCGATAATTCTATGAGGTTAAGAACTGCTGCAACAGATAAGGTAGTTATTGCATCATCAGGTCTAGCACAATTTAAAAGTACTGGAATAAGTGCTGGAAATCAAGTCCTTCAAGTTATAGATGATGGTGCAACTTTATTTCAAATAAGAGCAGAAGATGGTAATATTAGTTTTCCACAAGCAGGAGCAGGAATTTATTTAGGTGTAACATCTGGTACTGCATCTAATTTACTTAACGATTATGAAGAAGGCACCTTTACAGCAACTCTTTATGGTACGACATCTGGTTCTGGAACAAATGTAACTACAACTGGAAGTTACATCAAAGTTGGTAAACACGTAACAATAGGGGCATATTTTCAAAATGTAAATTTAAGTTCTATGTCAGGCTCAATGAATATAACTGGAATACCTTTTACCACTAATGGAGAAGCATCTAGTATAAATACTGGCAGTGTAGCTTTGTATGGGTTTTCTTTTACTGGATTTGTTACTCCTTATATCGGTAATAATAGTACAACCATAGATATATTAGATTCAAGAACTGGTGCTGCTTAGGCAGGTCTATCTGTACCTCAAGCCGCAGGAAAATACATGATAATAAGTCTTACATACAAATCATCTTAGTTTTTTAAAAGTAAAAGGCAATGGGTCATTTAAAAATAATTCAGAAATGGTAGGAATGTGTACATATTATACAACTGCATAAATAACTTTATACCTCTAGTGGATTCTAGGGGTGGACAAAAGGAGAAAGATAATGGCGATTACAAAACGTACAGAAAACGACAAAATTGAAGTCGTAAATAAATGGAATATTCAAATAAGAACTGCAACTGTTATTGAAGAAGACGGTGCAGAACTTTCAAGAAGTTATCACCGTCATGAGTTATAACCGTGGGCATCATCTTATGATGCAGACACTAAAAATTGGACACATACTGCAACTGATATTTCTGGTGAAGATGCAGACGTACAAGCAATTGCAAATGCAGCTTGGACTAATGCAAACAAAACAGCAGCAAAAACTGCAGCGGAAGCAAACGTACCAGAATAAAAATGTCTGATATTAACCACTATCTTGGAAATCCACTTCTAAAGAAAGCGAATGTTCCAGTAGAGTGGAATAAAGACCAAATTCTTGAATACCAAAAGTGTATGCAAGACCCTCTATATTTTTGCCAGAAATACATTAAGATTGTATCTTTGGATGAGGGTCTTGTGCCTTTTGATGTTTATCCATTCCAAAAAGAAATACTAGGAACGATTCATAATAATCGTTTTACTATATGTAAACTTCCCAGACAGTCTGGTAAGACAACTACAATTATATCTTATATCTTACATTATGTTCTATTCAACGAACAAATGAGAGTAGCGATACTTGCAAACAAAGCTGCAACTGCAAGAGATATTCTTTCACGATTACAACTTGCATATGAAAACCTACCCAAATGGTTACAACAAGGAGTAATGTCTTGGAACAAAGGTTCTCTGGACTTAGAGAACGGTTCTCGTATTGTTGCATCTTCTACATCATCTAGTGCAGTTCGTGGTGGTTCTTACAACATGATATTCTTAGATGAGTTTGCTTTCGTACCACACAATGTTGCAGAGGACTTTTTTAGTTCTGTGTATCCAACAATTTCTTCTGGACAAAGTACAAAAGTTGTGATAGTATCAACACCAAATGGTATGAATTTATTCTATAAACTTTGGTCAGATGCAGAGAGTGGTAAAAACACTTATAATCCTATTGAAGTCCATTGGAGTGAAATCCCAGGCAGAGATGAAAAGTGGAAAGTAGAAACCATTGCAAATACATCACAAGAACAATTTAATCGTGAATTTGAGTGTGAGTTCTTGGGTTCTATTAATACCCTTATACACCCAACTAAAATTAAATCTATGGTATTTGATGACCCAATACAAAGAAACGCTGGATTAGAATTATATAAGAAACCAGAAAAAGATAGGTTATATACAATAGTATGTGATGTTGCAAGAGGAACAGAACAAGATTATTCTGCATTTCTTGTATTTGATGTATCAGAAGTTCCTTATCGTATTGTTGGTAAATATCGTAACAACGAAATAAAACCCCTACTGTTTCCAAATATAATTCATGATGTTGCAAAGGCTTATAATACTGCATATGTAATGATTGAAGTAAACGATATTGGAGAACAAGTTGCAACTGCAATGCAGTATGACTTAGAGTACGATAATCTAATCATGGCATCAATGAGAGGACGAGCTGGTCAAATACTTGGTTCTGGTTTTTCTGGGGGTAAAGTGCAGTTAGGTGTAAGAACAACTAAAGCAGTAAAGATGTTAGGGTGTTCTAATCTAAAACAACTGATAGAAACAGATAAACTTATTGTAAATGATTACGACCTTATAACAGAGTTTTCTACATTTGTCAAACATGGCCAATCATTTCAAGCAGAAGAGGGTCACACAGATGACCTTGCAATGTGTTGTGTACTGTTTGCATGGATGACAAACCAGACATATTTCAAAGAATTAACAAACGTAGATATACGAGAAAGAATGTTCTTAGAACAACAAGACCAACTAGAACAAGACATGGCTCCATTTGGATTTATGGACAATGGTATCGACAATCCAATGGGAGAATCAGTTGTTGATGAATATGGACAACGGTGGAGTCCAGTAGTAAGAAATTACGATAGCAGTTGGTAAATTACTACATAATATCAATTATATCATTTTCATATTTGATATAACAATTAGAACAAACAATTTTAGATGAGTCTATTAGTTTGATAACTTCTGTTCTAGACTCACTATTCAACCCTTTTCGTTTCGATATAGAACGAATCTTTTTATCATGAGGAAAAAATTTTAAACAAGCAGTTTCACTTTCACCACAATTTGGACATGAGTAATTTGATAAATAGTCATGTATCCAAACAACTCTTTTATTATAGTGTCGTTTGGAAACTTCTTTAATTGTGGATTTATATTTGTCGTAAAATTTCATACATCTATTTATAGACTCTACTGCATATAAAAAGTGATATTGAAAACTTGTTTTTACTAAATATACACAAGAACGAATTATTTGACATAGAATAGGAGAAAATACATGGCATTTCAATTATCGCCTGGGGTTCTGGTCAAAGAAGTTGACTTAACTAATATTGTTCCTGCTGTTGCTACTTCAGTAGGTGCTATCGCTGGTGTCTTCGAAAAAGGCCCAGTTGAGGAAATCAGAACTATCAGTTCTGAAGAAGAGTTAGTCAAACTATTTGGAAAACCTAACGGAAGTAACTTTGAAACCTTTTTCGCTGCATCAAACTTTTTGCAATATGGTAATACTTTAAGAGTTGTTCGTGCAACTACTGGTATGCTTAATGCAATGAGTGGTGGAAGTGGTTTATTAATTAAAAACGATACTCACTATCAAGATAACTACTCCGCTGGAGAAGCATCATCTGGTGAGTTTGGTGCAAGAACTGCTGGTACACATGGTAACGCATTAGGTGTTGCATTATGTGCTGGTGCAGCTGCATATGAAGAAAACCTTGCAAGTACCAATCAAACTGTTGGTGAAGACGCTGCTGGTTCAACAGTAATTGCAGTAGACAGTGGTGCCGCATTTAATGT